AAGCACAGCAGACATCAACTACTTGGGATGGCGAAAGTTATGTTATAGGCATACTTATAAAAGCAATAAGCACTAATAGAGGCGGTATTAAAACACTCTTGAAGGGGGTGGCTAATTCGTGATCACGTTTCCGGAAATACGGCCTCCGAGTTATCCGATAGGTATGGAAGTAGAGGATAATTCACTGCGTAGTAATTTTGAAGATGGCAGTATGCAATCACGGGTCAAATTTACACGCAGCAGGGCAAAATATACCTTGAAATGGAATTCTCTGCCGCAAGATGAATATGAGATTCTTTATGAGTTTATAACGAAAAAAGTCAAGTATTCGGCGCAGAGTTTTACCTGGACGAATCCTGCGACGAATAAAAAAATAGAGGTACGGATAACCAATGTCAGTAATGTTGAACTCAGCACTTTAGATTATTGGACCATAACCTTAGAGCTGACGGAGGTGTGAGATGCTCAGTTTGTCAGCTATTGCTAAAGCAGAAAAAAATAAGCTGTCTACAGACAGCGCCTTTATCATACTTCTGGATATTTGCTTTGAAGAACCGATACGCATTTGTTATAACATCGAGGACGTAATTTGGAATGGTAATTTGTATCAGGCTTTTCCGTTCTCGTTAGGGGAAGTAGGCGAAGACAGTACCGGCAGTGATCCAAACTTGGAAATCCAGGTAGATAATGTATCCCAGGCTTTGCAGTATTATGTCGAAGAAGCTGGCGGCGGAAATAATACGGAAGTCATTGTACGCGTGGTAAACAGTAAAGCATTGGACGAGGCTACAGCGGAAGTAGAAGAACACTATGTAGTTCAGAAATGCACTGTCAATCAGCAGTACATAACATTTACATTAGGCAGCGGCTACAGTTCCAAAACACGTCGTCCTTTAAACAGGTATATGAAAAATAACTGTCCCTTTAAATATAAGGGGCTTCGTTGTGGAGCGACAAGCGAACTGGCAACATGTAACCATACTCTGCAGGACTGCCGGGAGCGCAACAACAGCCAACGTTTTGGCGGCTTCCCGGGTATTGACCAGAAAGGGGTGTACATCAATGGATAAAACAATAAATTACGCCGATCTAATTGGGGTACAGTTTAAAAATCGAGGCAGGGACATAACAAGTGGCGTAGATTGTTATGGTTTGGTAATGGAAGTATATCGGCGGTTCGGAATAGACTTGCCGGAGTTCACGGCTGATTTTGACGACGTGGAGAAAATAAATTCCTTAATTTGTACAGAGGCTGTCAAAACAAGCGTATGGCGTGAAGTAAGTAAAGGTGAAATATCAGCTCCTTGTATTATCGCTATTCGTTTTGGCGCGCCGCCTGGAATCGTCAATCATACAGGATGTTATATCGGTAACGGCAAATTTATCCATATCAGGGAAAATATAGGTGTATGTATAGATCACATTGAATCTCCGGCATGGCGTAAAGTGATTGTCGGGTTTTATGAATATATAGGAGATCGTAATGGTAAGGCTGGTAATCGTTAAAAATCCTTTCGCTCCTGCAGAGGGCAGAATAGTAAAGCTAATAGAATGTGAAGGTACTTCTATAGAAGAGCTTTTAAAGCAGTACGCTATAGAAGGTGTGGAACTGCAGGCAACGATAAATGGTTATATGGTAGAGGGGAGAACGAAAGTTCGCTCTGGTGATTTTGTCGTATTATTCCCTGTAATAGCTAAAGGCGGCGGTAAAGTTTTAGGCGTTATAGCTGCTGTTGCCCTGTCTGTTGTATCATTTGGTGTTGGTGGATTAGTAAGTGGTGTTGGTTGGTCTGCTCTCGGGGCAACTGCAGGTTGGACGACAATCGGCTATTTGTCAGCAGCAGCGGTAATGTTCATAGGTTCTTCTCTTATAGGAAGAACCTTTTATGGTACTTCTGATCTGGGATCATATGGCAGCTATGAAAATAACCCGACGTATTCGTGGAGCGACGTTCAAACAATGGAAGGGCAGAATAATGCCATAGCCATCACCTACGGCACAGTAAAAAGTGCTGGTCAGACAATATCAAAATTTGTGAGCATAGCAAGCGATAAGGAATATCTTAACTGGCTTATTGCTGCAGGTGAAGGCCCGCTCACTATCTCTAATGTTTTAGTAAATGATAACCCGGTAGAGTATTACGAAGGAATGACTTTAGAGACCAGAGAGGGCGTAAATAATCAGCCGATAATCAGTAACTTTAACGATACCTACTTTACAAAATCTCTCGGCTATCAACTTTTGGAAACAGAGCGAATTGATTCCGCTCAGGGGAATGCTACGGAAGGCATTATTGCAAAAGTTGAGTTTTCGAGCGGTTTATACTATGCAGAAGATAATGGTTCGTTGGGTAATGCGTGGGTAGAACTGCAGGGCCTTTACAGAAAGAAAGGGGAAACAGACTGGACGCAGTTTATCGGTGAAAGGGTCAACGGCAGCCAGTCTTCGGCGCTCAGGAGAGAATGGCGGGTAGACAATCTGCCTTCCGGTGAGTATGAAGTCAAAATGAAGGTGATTGCCCGTAGCCATGAGGTTACGAACAGCCGCGCTTCCGTAAGGTGTTATTGGAGCAGTGTGACATCCATAGTCTACGATGATTTTTCTTATCCCAATATAGCCCTTGTCGGAATAAAAGCCCTGGCAACTGACCAGATCAGCGGCAGTCCGACGGTAAGCTTCTTAAAAACCCGTGAGTATGTATTGGTATGGAATCCGTATACCGAGATATACGAACAAAAAGCTTCTGATAATCCGGCGTGGGCATGTTATGACATGATCCATATGGCAAGCCAGCTTTATAACGTGAATACATTGCTTTTTGAATATGAGGTAAGAGGCGTAAAGAAAGAGCTTATGCTGTATGACCAGTTTAAGGAATGGGCTGATTTCTGCGACAGCAAAAACTTCAAAATCAATATCGAAATCAACCAGGCTGGCGATATGCTGGAAGTTATCAATCAGAAAATCGCAAATGTCGGCCGTGGCATGGTAGTGCGCTTTGGCACCCGATACGGGTGTGTATGGGATTGCGTAAAACAGCCGGTACAGATGTTTGGAATGGGAAATATTATAAGCGGCAGCTTTCAGGAAGAATTTTTGCAGACCTCAGATCGTGCCAACCTTGTAGAAGTAACCTATACCGATGCGGCAAGCGACTATTCCCGGCAGACGGTTTGTATCTACAGCGATACGTATGATCAGGAGGAAGAAGAAAAGGCGGCGCAAATCACCTATGATGGAATAACGAGTTACGAACAGGCGTACAGGGAAGGTGTATATCAGCTTTATTGCAATAAATATCAGTTAAGGACGATAAGCTTTCAGGCGAATGTTGATGCAATAGCCTGTACGTTGGGGGACGTTATACTGGTCGCACATGATGTTCCCAAATGGGCTAAAAGCGGGCGTATTTATGCGATAAGCGGAAGATCGCTGTTACTGCCGGTAGAACTCGATAGTACAGAAGGTTCATATCGAATCATGTACAGAACCGTCAATGATAACCTTTATTCAAGTGCCGTGGAGATCGAAAGAAATGAGAATGGCTGGTGCCAGGTGTATGTACTGACACCGTTTGCGGAAGATGATCCGCCTCAGGTCGATGATATTTTTGACCTTGCACTGGCGAATGTGGGAAGTAAGCCGTTTGTCGTTAAGTCGATAACCAGAGAGCAGGATTTCACAAGAAAGATAGAGTGTATCGAGTATAATGAGAATCTTTATAACGAAGATTATGAGATCCCTCCTATCCAGTATGCGACACCGAGCCAAACAGCCCAAAACGTTACAGGGCTGAATGCTTCGCAGATAACGTATGTTACAGAAGACGGGCGGCGGGTATCAAGGCTGTATGCCTCTTGGAACATACCCAGCAACGGCGGTAGGTTTACGGTGCTGATATCTTCTGATGGCGGTAATACCTACAGTGTTTTACAGTCACAAATCAGTGCTTCACAAATCGAAACTGATATGACAGCTAATACAGAATATTGGATCAAAGTTGTTACGGTACTGGGGATAACGAAATCCAGCGGCGTTATTTACGGCCCGATCCCGATAGGGGAAGATAAAAAGCCTCCGGATGTAACCAGTCTGGATACTGAGGTACTGGCCAACGGGACCAGACGTTATAATTGGAGCTTTGAATATCCTGATCCTAACGATATTGCCGGATTTAAGTTTAAGTACATTCAGGGTACTACGCCGAACTGGGAAAATGGTTATTTAGTCCAGGAAGGGTTAGTTGTAACTCAGCCTTACGAAACATCTACAGTAAGACAGGGCGAACATACCATAATGATAAAGGCAGTAGATAATGCCGGACAGGAAAGTAAAAATTACGCTGCCTGCGTTGTAGATTTTGGTGAGCCGTTAGAAGAAAACGTTCTTTATACCAAAGATTTTTCGGAAAATAACTGGGGCGAGATAGAAACTGACGGCAGCATAGCAGAAGACGGAACGATCCATTCTAATCAGACCAGCGCCTATTGGAAAAGTAAAACAAATCATTTCTGGCAGGGGAAAAACGTAAATCATTGGGACGGAACATTTTCGTCATTCTATCTTGCGACATCCTTTACAGCGCCAGCCAGCGGCAATTTTTGGTTGAAGTATGATATCCGTGGCTATTCTAATTTGATGTACAAAATCAGGGGAAAAGATAATCTGTACAAACAGTATTCGACAAAAGTAAAAGTTTCAGGCGGGGATGTAATAGACATTCGCTTTGAAACACCGGAAAGCGGGTCAGCAACAGTATTGTATAAGTTACTGGCAATAATAGATGTTCCTGACCAGCAGGAGCATTTTGAGAATCTTGTTATTCCGGAAGACGGTTTGACATTGCCGATAAAAACGCCGAATTACTACACGACGAGCGTTAGGATAGACAGTGTGCAGGTTGTGGATGGAAAGGGTATTTTCCCGCAGATCGTATCAAAAACGCCGTGCGTAATAAAAATTATCGACAGCACTGGTGCAGCGGTAGCAACTACCGCAGATATCACATGGCAGGGCTTTATAAAGGAGACTGCAGAGGAAAGGAGAGCACAAAAAAAATGAGCTTACCTAAGTGTTTGGATTTTTCTAATTACAACAGATACCCATCAGATGAAAACCCTACTACAGATGATGATATACAGACGTTTCTTGAAAATCAGAATCAGCTGATGCAGGTTTTGGTAAGTAGACTTTGGCAGCCAGAAACACAGCTGGTAGTAGGCCAGGTAATTTATTCACCGTCTATGAAATCCGGTCTTGTAGCGGTAGTAGTAACGGCGGGGAAAACAGGGACGAGCGAGCCGACTTGGGGAACGGATGGAAGTTCTGTAACTGACAGCGGTGCCAGTTATGTTATGCGTAAAAGTGTGATAGCCCCGGCGACTAATGAACAGGCTGAGGCAGGCGAGAGCACTGAAACTTATATAACCCCTGCGAGTATGAAAACCGCTGTTACCGATTGGGGCCCCGTCTATAACAGTGCCGGGCATGTGGTTTTAAAAGACGGTTCGGAATTTTGGATAGAGTAAGGAGAAGCCGCTATGTTTAGGATATTTAAGAATAAAATTTTTCTAACACGAGGAGACAGCGCGATCTTTACTTTGACTATAACCGATGCCAATGGTGATGAATATACACCGGCAGAAGGTGACGAGATCACTTTTACAGTAAAGGCCAATACCGAAACGAGGGATATCCTGATACAGAAGGATGCAAGTTCAGGGAAAATTGAAATACAGCCGGAAGATACAGAAAACCTGGAATATGGGAATTATGTATATGATGTGCAGCTGAAAAAATCTGACGGGTATGTAGATACGATAATAACACCACATGAATTCAGACTTGAAGAAGAGGTGACGTTTTAATGAATCTACAGGGTACTTTACAGGGGGCAAGTTCTGCAAAGGGAAAAATAAGTATACCTTCCGTCCGGGACGGAAGCAGTATAAAGCAATATTCTTCTGTATATGAGTTTCCAAACCGCGGTAGCGTTTCAGCGCTGTATATAGACATAAACAGTAATGCCTGTTACCGCTGGGACGAAGAAAACAGTAAGTATTTTTGTGTAGGCAGAGACTACACTGAAATAAAAATTATAAGTGGAGGCGAAGCATAATGGCGCAAACATTAAAAGTCGAAACTCTGCAAATGAGAAATGACACGGCGGCAAATTGGAACAGTAAGAATCCAGTATTAGCCAAAGGTGAAATGGGAGTAGAGATCGACACTAAAAAATTTAAGTTTGGTGATGGTATAACAAAGTGGCAGGAGCTGAGTTACGCCAGCAGTAATGAATATGATCTTCCTACTGCTACGACAAGTACCTTAGGCGGCGTAAAATCTCAGGCTGCCGGAACAGATAAAGTCGTTGTTGCTTCTGACGGTACGATGTCAGTAAGTGAGGTAACTACAGCAACGAAGTTGAAAACGGCCAGAAGTATAACGCTTTCCGGTGATGTTAGCGGTTCTGCTTCTTTTGACGGCAGTGCGGCCGTTGCCATACAGGCAAATTTGGGAAACAGCGGTGTTACTGCAGGTACATATACCAAAGTTACGGTTGATGCCAAAGGACGGGTAACAACGGCAACCAATCTTTCTGAAAGCGATATTCCGAATCTGTCTACGAGTAAAATAACCGGGATCGGCACAGCGGCAACTAAAAATGTTGGTTCAGCTGCAGGTAATGTGCCGATGCTGAATGAGAGTGGCAAACTTGATGAATCTATTCTTCCTGCCCTTGCAATTACTGAGCCGCATGTAGTAGACAATCAGGAAGAAATGCTGGCGCTTGAAGCTCAAACGGGTGATGTCGCAGTTAGAACAGACGGAGCTGGAAGCTTTATCTTAAAGCAGTCTCCGGCAAGTGTCTTAGATAACTGGATACAGTTAAGAGGCGCGACAGCAGCAGTATTATCTGTTAATGGAAAAACAGGTGCGGTAACGCTTACTACGAGCGATATTGCCGAGGGCAGCAAATTGTATTACACAGACGAACGGGCGACGACAAACTTTAATACCAACATTGCAAAGACTAAAGTTGAAAGCTTGTCTGACGGTGTATCCTATGTGAAGAATTCTGATACGTTTATACTAAACTGCGGTAATGCATGAGGTGTGAAGAATGGCTAAAGTAACATTGAATATCGAATCTTTGTCATGCAGAAATGATACGGCGGCAAATTGGCAAGTTAAAAACCCGACTTTAGCAAAAGGTGAAATAGGGTTAGAAATAGATACATTCAAAATGAAATTCGGCAATGGTGCTACTGACTGGAACTCTCTGAGCTACATAAATGCAGGTGTTTTTAATTCTGCTGGGCACTTAGTATTTCCTGACGGTTCAGAGCTTTATGTAGAGTGAGGTGTGAACATGGCGACTTTAAGCAAAAAGCTGTACATAAAGAAAAATGGAGAAGCGGCAGTTTCATGTGATATTTATTCAACGGAAGCCGAAGCGGGAAGCCCTAACCTAAAGTTGAAAGTTGATGGTAATACATGTTTTGTTGCTTTGCGTACCGTTGGCGCCGCCGGTACTACAGCAGGAAGGATATACAGGAAATCTGACGGTAAGACTTACGCTATTGCCATAAGCGGTTATCTGACAATAAGTATCGTACAATCCGCACACCAAACGATAACGGTAACTGCGAACGGAAATAAATATACCAGTTCAGTCACTCTGCCTTATGGTACGGAATATACAGTTTCTATTGTTGCGGATACCGGTTACAATGCCGGCACGTTATCGACTACAGGCGGTACGTTGACTGGCAATATTACGGTGAGTGCTACGGCGGCGACCATAAAGACCTTCAAGGTTACAGTAGTTCAGCCTGCTCATGGCGTGATAACGATAAACGGAAATGGCGGTACAACGTTTACATTCAATTATGGAGCAGCTATTACTTTACTGTGTACGCCAAACAGCGGATATAAATTTACGCAATGGCAAATCACGGGTAATTATTCAACGTATACGGCTGAGGACGGCAGAATGGCAGCGGTATTCGAGAGTAACGCAAAAATCGGCGTGATAATGGAGGAAGAAAATGATTAACTGGTTGATAAAATTACTTGGCGGCGTACCTAAAAGCAAGTACGAAATGCTAGAAAACGAGAACGCTTCGCTTAAAAATGAGAACGATTCATTAAAAACGACTATGGCAGAATATGCTAAAGTAACATTTCCTGATTTCGGGGAATATAACTTTAGTGTGAATGGCCAATGTCCTTATGCAATTTTAGTGAAGAAAGGCACTTCTTTACTGATCACCGGCTACAAGGGCGAAGAAAAATTGGAAAAGATTTATTGTCAGGAGGGTTAAAAATGGAAAACAAAGATGTTATTGCAGTGAATAGCGTTGGAGACACTGAAAACCAATGTGTTGCTGGGGGGGACATCAACGCTCGTCTTACAGACTTATTCCGAAATTATTATTACAATTGCATGCACTAACTGATAACCCTATGAATATTACAGTCACAGGGAATATTACGGTTAGTGCAACGTTAGAAGCTCAGTTACCTAGCAGTGAAACATTTTTATATGCTGGTGATGCAGATTCTGCAACAATAACAATTCCAGCGGGAGTAAATGTCGTAAAAGCATACGCTGGAAGGGGAAATGGAAACCCCTATATGCAGTTATATCATGATAATAATGTACTTTGGAGTGATGGAGTTATCACTTATGTAGGAGTCACTCCAAATAAATCATATAAATTATTGTATGTAGGTCCAATAGAAGATCCTGGTGTAGCTCATATTTATTGGTATGTATCTTATTCATCCACAATAAATCAACAAACACCTAGCGTAACTGACTATTAAGGTAATATTCCTCTGTGGGAAAGCGGAGGAAAAAGATGGCTTTAACAGACAATCCTATGAGTTTAGTCGTTACAGGTAATGTAACAATCGGGGCAGAATTAGAAGTTATTGTGCCTACAGAAGAAACTTTCTTGATCAACAAAAATATTGAAGCAAATGACATCTTGTATGAGGAAGTATCAATAACTATTCCTGATGGAGTTACTGTATTATATATTTCCAGTCATGCAGAATCTAGCGAGGGTTATGATGATTACGTTACTGTAGAAATAAAAAACCTTTCTAATCAAAAAGAGTGGCGTTATAGATCAGAAGGTTTTAATTTCTATGATCAATGGTATGTCGGAGTAACACCAAACAAAACTTATAAATTATCGTTATACGTAGGCGCAGAATATAATTTGGGTGGAGGGTATTTAAAGATTTCTTATTCTCAATCAATTAATCAAAAAACACCGAATGTTACAGATTACTAAAAGTTTGGGAGCATAAAAATAACTCCTACATTGTATTAGTGTAGAGGAAGAAATTCAGCTTTCGTAGTTCGCCAACATTGTACTGCAAACTGTACAAAAGTCAAATTAATTCAGAAAGGGTGGAGCATCTTGGAGTACATACAAACTCATATAGGTACAATAGTAAGCCTACTGCTGCAGAGCGGATTGCTGGGCATTTTATGGAAAATGTATGGTAAATACCGGGCAGATATCGAGGAAAGGAACAAGAAGGAAGTAGCACGAGACGATGCTATAAGAAGTTTGCTCCGAACTGAGATCATAAGTATCAATCATAAATCAGAGGAGAAAGGATTTATACCTATCTACAATCTGGAAAACATAATGGATATGTATAGGAGCTATAAAGCTCTTGGCGGCAATGGTGCGATTACCGAAATTTACAACAAGGTCCTGCAGTTACCTCAAAATCCTCCGGATGTGGAAAACAGGGGGTGCAATAAGTGTTTGTAAAAATAAAAGGCTGGCTGGAAAAAGGTATGTCAAAATTGCCGGATATAGCGATATCCAGCGGCAATATGTGGCCAATCTATGCAGCGCTGTATCTGCTTTTCGGAACGATATTGCTATACATCGGAACCTGGATATATTTCACATTCTGGCTGAATAAGGCAGGGCTGCCGGAACTAAAGGATATAATACTGGTTATATGCGGAGCTCCACTTCTGGGAAGCCTGCTGGCATTAAGCCGTAGGCTTGTAGACCGTAATGGGAATGGCATATCTGACGAAGACGAAAAACAACGCGAAAGAAGACCGCATAATGATTTTAACGGTAGATGAAGCAGTTCAGGTATTAAAGGCTATGCGTAACTGTTTAGACCCTTTACGAATAAAATTTGGCGGTGATTGGCGCAAGGATGAAGCGCTGAAAATGGCTATAGAAAGAATGGAGGTAGAAGAAAATGCAATTACAGTACATAAGATCAAAACAGAGACTATACACAATGGATGATTTAGGCCAGGTAATAAAAGATTATGAATGCCGCAGCGCTATTGTACCTGGCTATAATGGTGCTGGGCAGGAGAGAGAATCCCTGCCTAATGGAAACTATACGGTAAGCGCAGATTACCCGGGGATGGATTTAGCGGCAGAACAGGGTGCAGCATATGGAACTTTTTATATCCATACCGGTGATTCCAGATATCGTGATATACACGGTGGCGGCAGCGGCCTTGCTGACCCGTTTGCTCCATATCAGGGCTGGGTTCCCACATATGGATGCCTGAGGATGCAAAACGCAGACGGTGAAGAAGTATCAAGATGGATACTGGATAACGGAAACAGTATGTTATTAGAAGTTGTTGATTAAGGAGGAGTTTTATCATGGAATGGCTATTAGAACAAATCGGCAGATTAACAAATTTTCTCAGCAGTGCTTCGGAAGATATTGAGGATTTCACTGTAAACGTTCAGAACCGTATTGAAAAATACCGTAATAAACAATGCGGGAAAGCGTGTATTTTTGGAATCGTAGTTGGAGCTGTGGCGCTTCTTGTTTTGCAGGCGGTTTTTTCTTAAACTATATTATTAACTGCAGACGGAACAGGAGGTTTAACCGTGTATGAGAAAATATATGATCACCGGTATAGTATTATTTTTGCTGTCCTTGTTATTGCTGTTATTGCCTGGTATATGTTCGGCGGCGAATCGGGAGGATCTACCGGAAACAATAACGATGTCCAGGGAACAGTTCATGGAGTTATGGGAGATAACCGAGAACTCGGAAAGTCGCTTGATAAAGCTGTCGGACATATTGGAGCAGCAGAAAAGGAACTCGAACGAGCTGCAGAAGCTAATCAAAGAGCAGAACGTATCCTATCAGAAGGGCAAGAACGAGCTGACACAGGTTCAGGAATTGTTAAAGAACTCCAACAAGACAATAGCAGAGCAAAACAAATCCTTAGAGACATTGAGCTCTCAAATAAAACAGGAGCAAAAGAAAAGTAGGCTAAAACAGATCCAAAAGCTTGGCTGGGGAATTATCGGAGGAGCAGTAGCAGGAGCAATAATAGCGAGCAGGTGAAACGATGAACCGTACAAACTTGAAAGTTCGTCATATACTGGACGATATACCGACCAAAGAAGAATTTCAGGAAGTAATAGAGAAAGTAAAGCTGACCCCGCGCCAGCTGGAAATACTGGAACTGCGGTTTATACGGCACTTGCTTAATTATGAAATAGCTGACCGTCTCGGGCTATCTGAAAAAACTGTAGTACGGGATCTGCGAAAAAGTTACCGGATGATCCACGAAATACTGAATAAACAAAACTGTGAAAAAGCATTACAAAAATAATAAGGTTGCTGATCTTATTATATGAAAAAGGAAGTCACTGATTTTAGTGGCTTCCTTTAATCTATGAAAAAATAGTATTGCTTTAGGATATTGAAAACCTAAAAAAGTGGTGCTAATATATATTTGTACCTAACGACAGTTTAGTAAAGGTGCAGGTTTAGTTAAAGAAACAGTTTGACTTTTTTAGGAAAGCAGATATAGTTTCTCTTGTTTTGTTGACAACACGCAATAACCTCAAACTCCGACTCGTTTTCTTTTGCTGGCTGGCGTTAGGTACTTCATCCTTTCACCATCCGTTATACAAAAGCCCTTCTGTTTAAGCAGAGAGGGCTTTTTGCTTATCATAAAGAAATAACCGGGTTATATTTTCCCGGTTATTTTAAAATATGTTTAGTTATGCTATAATAATTTTTGAGATAGTCGGTAATCGGTTTTCCTACTCCAAAAGAGTAGGGGGTGATGCTATGACTGTTTATGAAACCTTATCTTTGATGATAGGTTTTGCAACTCTTATAGTAGTCATTCTCTCATTTCGAAAATAAAATGAGAAAAACCGCATAACCTGCGGTTACACGGCCTTCCGTCAAATTTTTAAAATTCGGGGAGAGCCGGTGATCCAATACCGACTATCTCTTTATAGTTATTATACTATTGGTTCATTGAAAAAGTCAATTTAAAAAAGGAGAAAATTTTATAGAAAATCTTGTGTTTGAGTTAAAGATTTTTTCATAGTTTATTGAAAATAAAAATATTGGTGTGCTAAAATATTAGTGCCTAACGCCGGTGGAGTAG